AATTCTTGAGAAACCTAAAAATTCAACAACACCTGCTTTTCCAGTTGCTGGGAACGAAGATTCTGAAGTTGCGCTAAATGCGTTAGATTGTGTAATACCAACAAAAACTCTAGTACCACTGATACCACCAGTTACTAATCTACCTTCAGCTTTAACCAAATTAGTTAAGTTATTTACCAAAGTTTCGTTAACACTTGCTAATTTAAATACTTGTGGTCTTTCGTTTTGTAATTGATCAACGTCATCATAAACGAAATCTACATAAAGTAAATCGATTTTCGGACCTGGAGTTGGTTTAACTGCTACTAAATCTAAACCGATTGTTTGAGCAGCAATTTTCATACCTGCTACGTTTGCAGCGTTTACATACGCATTTTCGTTAATAGAGTGAAACTCAGCATATTCAGCCATCCATTCAACTCTATCACCAGTTACTCCCATGTTTTCTAAAACTGGAGCCCATTTCTTAGTTGCTTTCGCATTGTCTATTCTAATGTGTGACATAATTTATTTTATTTTTTTTTATTTTTATTTTCTATATATTTCCTTATTTTTACTCGTTTTTTTCAAGTGTGGATTTTTTATAGATTAAATATTTTTGAACCTTTCCATAATAGCACTAACTTCATTATCAGATAATTTATCTTCTTGAATTAAAGCATCATGAGAAACTAATTTTTTAGTTACGGATTCATTTGTTTTGATGTTTCTAGTTCCCCAGAAATGATCAACTTGTGATTCAGTCATTAACATTTCCTCTGGGTATAATCTAGCCTGTGAAAGGAAAGATTTTTTAGCAGATTCATTTAACTGATTCCAGATAGCCTTAGTGTTTTCAGGCATCATTCTGATAACTCTTTCTTCAAGAGTTTCATTTTTAGTTGATAGTGCTTCAGAAATTAATGTAAGAACTTCTTTTCCTGTGAAGTAACTTCTTTCGTTTATGTGAAGTTTAACAGTTTCTTGCTCTTCATTAGTTAATGCATAAAAACTATCAACTTGTGATTTAGATAAGAATTTCAAGAAATTCAAATCTGATGTTTCAGAAACTTTACGTTTTTTAGCTTCCTCAATTAGTTTATCGATAGATAAAGACAGCTCAGTATCAGTATCACCATTAAATGTTTTTTCTTCATAAGCAGGTGTACAATCTTCTTCTTCTTTTTCTTCTTCTAAATTTTCAATATTTTCTTCTTTTTCTTCTTCTGTGTAATATTCTTTTTCGTCTGAAATGTGAGAGATACCTAAATCTTCTCTTTCTTCTTCTCTTTCTTCAACTTCTTCTTTTTCAGATTCAATTGCTGAAATTCCAGCATCTTGTAATGTTGGGAAATTTTCATATGATTCGAATACTTTACCACCTTTAAGTGTTTCAGTAATCATTTCAGAGTAAGAAATAGATTTATCTAAATTCTCAGCGATATACTCAGAATAAGCGATGTTATCATCTAAATTCTCAGCGATATACTCAGAATAAGCGATATTTCCCTCAACGTGCTCAGCTAAATATTCAGAATAAGCAATGTTATTATCAACGTGCTCAGCGATATACTCAGAATAAGCGATATTTTTATCTAAGTTCTCAGCGATATACTCAGAATAAGCAATATTTTTATCTAAGTTCTCAGCGATATACTCAGAATAAGCGATATTTTTATCTAAGTTCTCAGCGATATACTCAGAATAAGAGATGTTTTTATCTAAATTTTCAGCTACGTATTCAGAATAAGCAATATTCTTATCTAAATTTTCAGCTAAATACTCAGAGTAATTAACAGCTTTTTCAAGATTTTCAGCTAAATAGTCATTGTGTTTAATAAGTTTGTCTGTTGTTTCTTTCAAAGACTTATTCTCATTAACCATAATTTGAACTTTTTCAGCTAAATAATCTAAATACTTAACAACTTGTGTATTAGTAGTATTTAACTCATCATAATACTCAAGTAGTTGCTCTAATTTCTTAGGTGTTAAATTACCTTTAGAAATAGCAGTTTTAACTTCTTTTTTAGTAGAAGCTAATTCATTAACTAAATATTTAGAATAGTCAGTTAATTGTTGCTTGGTAACAAATTCATTTTTATTCATGTTAAATAGATCATTTATTTTTGACTCATCGGACATTTCATATATCCTAAAGTTAGATTGTGGATTATCATAACCTAATGACTCATTTAAGACCTTAACACTCATCTTTGCAGATGCGAATCCAGGGTCAGCAACGATATCATAAGTAAATAATTTTTTAAGAGATACTGATCCATCAGATTCAGTAATACCTGCTGCTCTAGAAGAAACAAAAACAGGACACCCGTCATCGACAAGCGCCTTAGCTTCTTTACCCCAATAAGTACTTAATAATCTGATTTCACCAGCAACGTGATTAGATTCTTGAACATAATTAGCTTTTGTAATTATGTGAGAAGCTCTTGATAATGAAGTATCAAAAACATCTGGATGATCAAATTCACCGTAAACGGCTCCTAATCCAGACATTCTTTCATTCATCTCCTGTAAAGCTGGAAGAAATTTATCAGCTGTGTAAATTCTTTCATTACGGTTTTTAACTCCGAATTCAGTGAAAATACCACCTAATATATAATCGTTCTTAGCTACAGATTCCTTAATTAAGGAATTAGTCGAATTTTCTACAATTAAAACTGGTTTCATTTAATTTATTTATTTTTTATCTAAGTGTATATATTGTAGATAAAAGCTCTCTTTTAAAAAGAGTGGATTTTTTATATAAATTATTGAGCACAAAAAAACCCAACTTAAAAAGTTGGGTTTAATTTTTATATTTTTTAAATATATTAAAAGTCACCAAAGAAGTCGTCTTCTTCTGTCTCAACTGAAGTAGTTGTTGTTTTTGATGTAAAACTATCTTCAAAATCAAAATCCTCAGATGATGGTTTTGCTTCAGTTTTAGTGAAAGATTGTGAAGATTTACCAGTTAAGAAATTGATAATCTCAGTAATTTTACCATTTTGCTCATCATTTAATTTCTTAGGAGCAAATTCTTCTAAATCATGATCTCTGTCTAATAAGAAATCTTTAACTTTTGATTGAGCTTCAGATGTAACTCTTAATTTACCCTCGTGTTCAGTTGTTGGTACATTTTTAAATGCTCCTTTTTCTTTAAAATAAATTGGTAAAGAAGTTGTCTCACTTTTAAAGGTAGACATTTTATAATCTGGGTATTTTTCATCACCAGTTTGAATTTCTTTAACAATCATTACGAAATCTTTACCCTCAGCTAAATCAAAAACATTACAAGGAACTCCTGAGATTTCACCGTTTTTCTCTTGTGAGATTTTATCTTTAATTGTTTTACCGTATTGGAAGATCATAATTTTACCAACTAATTCTGGTTGTTGTTCATCTTCAATTACAAGTACATAAGAATAGTATTTTTTAGAATACTTTAATTGTTTTGATTTTTCAATTAAAACAGCATTTTTAGAGTTTTGCATTGTATAATACAAATCTGTTAATGCACATTTCTCATTGAAGTTTTTTGGACTATCAAACCACCCACTTAATTCTTTTGGGTTTTTGATATCAACATAGTGAGTAATTTTCTCAACTGCTAATTCACCAACTTTACTTTCTTTAGTTAAGTTAGGTAAAAATCTCACTACGGACCTCCATCCTCTCTTTTTGTCTTTAACTTTTGATAAATCCACTCTGTAAATTCCATCATTGTTTTTAGTACTTCCTTTTTGCTCATTTAAGAAATCCATTTTGCTGTCTAGTCCTCCATTAAATAAGTCGTCAAAATTTTCATTTGTTGCCATAATTTGCTTTTTATTTTTTATTATTCAGTCATCTGACCGATATATGTTATATCTAATTTTAGATAAAAGTTTTTATTTTTAAAATTTTTTAGTAATTTAATAGGTTATTTAATTAATAATGGACATTATTAAAAAGAGGAAAAGATAATTTTATATATAGATAAAAAGATAATGTTTATGAAAAATATAAAAATCAGTGATATATGTCATACTAAAATTAAAATTTATTGTGCAATAAATGGACTAAAGATAAGTCAATGGATAGAAGAAGAAATAATTAAAATTATAGAGAGTAAGAATGTTGATATCAGAGATAATAACAATAAATGTAAATAAGGCAAATAGAAAATATTATTTAAACTTAGGATATGATGTTAAAATTGGAGATTCTATAGAAGTTTATTATAAAAAAATTCAAAGAAAATCATCTCAACCAATTGATGTTTTGTGTGATTATTGTGGTGTAGAAAAAAATCCAACATTTAAATCTTATATGGATAGTATTGAAAAAAGTGGCACATATGCCTGTAAATCTTGCTATTCTAAAAAACTAAAAGACGTTTGTTTAAAAAAATGGGGAGTTGAAAATCCATCTCAATTGGATTCTGTAAAAGAGAAGAAAAAAGAAACCTATATTAAAAATTATAATGTAGAACATTATTCAAAAACTGATGAATATAAAGAAAAGATTAAAAGGACTAGTTTAGAGAAATGGGGAGTTGATCATTATTCAAAAACTAATGAATATAAAGAAAAGATTAAAAGAACTAGTTTGGAAAACTGGGGAGTTGAGAGTTCATTTAATGCTAAAGTAGTAAAGGATAAGATTAAAGAAACTAATATAAAAAGATATGGTTTTGAAAATCCATTTCAAAGTGAAGACGTTAAAGATAAGATTAAGAAAGTCAATTTAGAAAGATGGGGAGTTGAATATGTATTTCAATCAGATTATATTAAGAATAAGATTAGGAAAACAAATTTTGAAAAATTTGGAAATGATCACTATAGCAAAAGTGAGGAATATTTCAACAATACAATAATAGGATCTGATATTGATCACATTGGGTATATTGGTGATTCAATACATTTATTTAAATGTAATGTGGGTCATAATTATGAAGTAAATGTAGATAACTATTATAATAGAAAAAAATCCAATGTTAATATTTGTACTATTTGTAATCCAATTGGTGATTTTAAATCAATAAAAGAAAATGATTTATTTGATTTTATAAAATCTCAATATTCAGGCAATATTATACAATCATATAGAGATGGTTTGGAAATAGATATTTATCTACCAGAGTTGAAATTAGGATTTGAATTTAATGGGTTGTATTGGCATTCAGATAAATTGAAAGATAGAAATTATCATAAAGAGAAGACTAATTATTTTACGGATAGAGATATTAGAATAATTCATATATGGGAAGATGATTGGGATTTTAAAAATAATATCATTAAAAGTCAAATATCAAATTTAATTGGTGATAATAAAAATAAAATTTTTGCTAGAAAATGTCAAATTAAAGAAATATCAAATTGTACAAAATTTTTAAATGATAATCATATACAAGGAGTTGATAGATCAAAAATTAAAATTGGATTATTCTATGAGTGTGATTTAGTATCTGTTATGACATTTAATAAATTAGAAGGTCGTGAAATTATGAAAAATGGTGAATGGAACTTATCTAGATTTTGTAATAAATTAGAAACTAGTGTGGTTGGTGGTGCTTCTAAACTCTTAAATTATTTTATTAAAACATATCTACCAAAAAGAATTATTAGTTATGCTGATTTAGATTGGTCACGAGGAAACCTATACTATAAATTAGGATTTAAACTTATTAGTGAATCAAAACCTGATTATAAGTATTTAATTAATAATAAAAGAAAAAGTAAACAAAATTTTAAGAAAAAAAATCTAAAAATAGATAATAGTGATATTTCCGAAAGAATGTATATGGAGAGTAAGAATATAAATAAAATTTGGGATTGTGGTAAAATAAAATTTGAGATTATATTTTAACTTTAATACCCTTTGAATAAATTTAAAACTATTCCATTTGTCATTATCAGACGGTATTTAATCAAATCATCATATTTTTTTACTTCTTCAATACTCAAAACTTCCAAATCATCATATTTAGAATGTGATGCCACCACATTAGAACTAGAATCTCTCCATTCTTTATAATAAGTTAAAACTCTTATTTTAGATCCAATCATTTAGTATATATTAAAAAAGTTTTATTACTAAAGTTGTTTATTTACCAATAAACACTATATTTGTAGAAACAATTAAACATTATCAGTTATGGAAAGATTTTCGATGAAAGAGGTTATCAAACAAAAGTATGGTGAAGTAGAGAAATCTAAATCTGGTAAAGTTGCTACTAAAAGAGCATCTAAAAATGTAGAGAAAAAAGAGACTGGTAAATATGTTACCAAAATTGTTGATGGTGTTAAATATATGGTTCTAAAATAATTATTATGAGTAAGTTAGAAAAATTAATATCAGAAGTGAAAAAAGACGGAGATGAAGTCAAATTAACTAAGGCTAAAGTTCCTTCTCTAAATAAAGAAGTAGATTTCGTATTGAGGGTTTATAATGGTGAAATAGACGAATATCTTTGGGTTAGTGAGACATTGGAGGAAATGGAAGAAGTTGAATTGTGGGTTCAGGAATTTGGTGGGGCAAAAATTATAGCAAAATCGGTTGGTATGATTGACACTCAATGGACTTTTTAAAATGTATTAGATGAATATAAAAAAACCCACTCAAATTGAGTGGGTTTCTTGTTTAAGAATATCTTAAACTAATCCTGATCCTGGAGGTGGTGGAGGAACAGTTCCTTCTTCGTCAGTATTATTCCGACGATGCGGTTTTTCTTTTTAATATATAGCTTTTTCTATGTTTTTGAATAGTCTTGGTAAAGCATCGTCGTTCCATTCTTCTATTGAAAGATAGTAGTTTTCAGAACTATCCTGATTCTTGGTGAAAATGTATTCCGTCTCAGTTCCGTCATTCGAATCCTTTTTTTCACCAGTTTCCAAATCTTCTATTTCAAAATTGTACTCTCCGGTGAATCTTATACTTATACCTTCTTTTTCATCACCTGATGATGCGTTTATCGATCCACCTTCTGATAGTGTTATCTCAAACGGATTCGCCAGATCTATATCTACGATTATTTTTTTACCGTCCCAATCACCATCCGTGATTTTCACCTCTTCGTCTTTGAATGGAGCCACACTTTTGATTATATCATAAATCTGTTTAGTCCAATCTTCTATTATAGTATCCATATAAGCGGAACCTTCACTTATTTCATCGTATAGTTTTTTATTAAGACTTTCTATAGCGGCTGAATCAAAAATGCTAGATTTAAAGTTTTCAAATAATTTGATGTATTTCATAGTTATTTACTTTTATTTTTTTAGTTTAGACTATATTCCATTCCTGGATATCCTTCAAATCCCGGTGGTGGAGGGGGTATAGCTCCTTCTTCTTCATCTTCTATAAAGTAGAAATCATCATCATCATCATTTGAATCAAAATCAAATCCCATATCAACTAAGTGTGATATAATTTCATCAGTTAGTTTCATATCACCACCTCTTTCTTCCATGTAGTTATCAAACATAGCAACGGTAAACTTACCTTTCTCCTCTTTAATTTTTTGTATCTTTGGTAGCAAATCTTCTGCTATTTCTAAAGATATGTCTTTACGTTCACTGTAAGACTCGAATGTTTTTAAGTATTTCATATTCTATATATTATTTTTTAATTATGTTATTTATTTAAAATTGACTTATCACCAGAATATAAAACTTTAAATTTTAATTCTTTTAATTCCTCAAAATTAAAAACAGTAACACTACCGGTTCCAATAACTTCTATTTCATTATTCTTTATAATAATTCCAGTATCTTCTGATAAACCAACACCAATTCTATTTGTATGTATTGAAATTGCATTAGATAATCTAGATAATCTATTTCTTTCCGTAAAATGTGTATCTATTATTAGTTCTGGAATCAAAGATAAACCCATCCCACATTTAACAATTTTATTTCCACCAGTTATCATATTATTAGATAAACACATAGCACCTGCTGAAGTACCAGCTACAACAAAATGATCTGAGTTAAATTTATTAATTAAAATTTCTAAAAATTTAGTTCCTATAAAACATTCACTTATTCTAGATTGATCACCACCAGAAAACATTAAGACATTAGATTCTTTTAATAAACTCAAATTGTCTATTGAATCAACTTGATCCTTAGATGATATGAATAGTGTTTTTATATACTTACATCCTAATTTTCCAAATGCAGTTTTATATTTAACATCAACATCATCTTGATAGGATGAAGCAGTTGGGATTATTATAATTTTTGAATTTTTTTTGAATTTTGAATTTTTTATAACTTCTGATAAAATAGTATTATCTCCAACATTTTCAGAACCTCCAATGGCTATTATTATTCCATTATTCATAAAATTTGAATATTTTTTTAAAAAAATCATAATTATTTATTTTGCTTATTATCTTCTCCTTTGAATGGTCCTAACATTCCCTTTAAGTTCCAAGAAGAAACAAATTTCTTATTATGTTTTTGCCAATCCTCGAAAGATTCGATACCATTATCAATTGGATTTTGAATATATTGTATATTAGCTCCCTGTTTATTCATATCAGAAATTCTATTACCAATATCGGTTTTTGATGATTGTTTCATAACACGTTTCAACTGATCAACTGATTGTTGACGTGGTAGTGATTCGTTTATAAAATCTAAATATTTTAATATTTTCATAATTTTAATCTCTTTTGTAATGTTTTATTAAATTTTCTAACTCACCTTTCATAATTTCAGCATTCTTTCTAGCCAAATTACTATAAGAATCAAATTCATTTGTTCCAATTAGTTTACCATCTTTATTAACCCCAGCAACAATAGTTTCTACGTTATATTGAAAGGAGGATAACTCTGTGTATAATTTATTTAAAGTTTCTTTTAAACCCATTGATATGATATCAATACTCTCATCAATTCCTAATAAATTAATAACATATGGATTAATTTTAGAATTATTTATTCTAGAATATGAAGATTCTCTATAGGTTTTTGTTACTTGAGTTTGTTTATTTTTCTTTACTACTAATTTATTATTCTTTAAAAGATTGCCACAGTATGATGGTGATGATTCATTCCCATCTAAAATATAGATTTCAACCTTATCAGCATACTTAAAACAAACAACATAATGATCTAAAAATTGTTTAACACCATCAACATCTCTCATAATAAACTCAACGCTTGGGTTATTATGAGCATCTAAAGTTTTAACCTGATAACCTCTACCATCAGAAACAATATCAGCTGCGCTGTTATCACTAATTACTTTAGCATTTGGAATTAATCCAGCAATAAAAGATTCAAATAAAAATCCAGCTGCTGATGGTGTGAAAAAACTTTTAATTTCTTCAATATAATGTAATAACATTATAACAGACATTTCTCTTTGAATACTTTTAATACTTCTTTTTCTTTTTTTAATAAAGTTAATTGAGTTTAAATCCTCTAATTTTGAAATAAAGGCTGGGTGTCCTCTTTTAACACTACCTAATCCAGATGAATATCTTTTAACTCTTTTAAAGATTTCCATGTCAATTTTAACATTAACCCAACCAGTAGATTCTGGTGATAATAATTGTGTATAGTCAACACCAAATCTCCAAATAGAATCTTTTTTCTTCATAGAAGTTAAAACATCTATAGGTATTTTAACAAATTGACCATTTACAAATAAACAATCGTCTTTTATATTAGACGGTGGTGCGACTAAATATCCATTTTTATCTATACCAGCAACATAGCTCTTATTATCACTACCCAATATATCAACTGTGGTGTTTTTACCATTTATTTTTTTAATAACGACATTACCCTTTATTAGGTCACCAAATATACCATTATAAACTTTACCATTTGAATCAATAACAATATCCAGAACCGGTAGTTGAACATTCTCGTTAAATTTTGAAAATTTTATTATATCCATATTCTTATATATTAATTTTTAATATATAATTTATGAAAAAAATATGCCAATTTTATCACTATAACTCAAATGAATATAATTTAGAGATTAATGATTCCGAATATTTCTCAAACAGCTTCAATTACGATCAGATTTGTGACAAAAGTGTAAATTGGTTAAACTTTCATAATATTGATGATGTTGATAACATAAAAAAACTATGTGATAATTTTAATATTGATAAAATAACAACTGAAGATATATTCAAAGATTTAAAACCCAAATTAGAAGAGTATTCATATTATATATTCTTTACTATAAAATCTGGAAGAATGGAGAAATCCGAAATAAAAAAGAATAAAATAACTTTTATACTGGGTAGCAATTTCCTAATATCATTTCAAAGTAAAAAATTAGACCATTTTGATGATGTTAGAGACCGAATAATAAATGATAGAGGTAGAATAAGACAAAAATCAAGCGATTACCTATTATATAGATTATTGAGTTGTTTAATCGATAACTACTTTGATATTCTATACACTATTAACAGAGAAGTTAATTCGATCGAAAAGGATATAAATGATGATAAAGTTAAATTTGATTTTAATAAAATAGAACAACAGAAAAGAAAGTTATTAGAATTAAAAAAACTAGTAACTCCTTTTAAAAACATATTAACACATTTAGAAAACATGAATACAAATCTAATTGAATCTGATAATAGGAGATTTTTTCATGAACTCTATGATAATATAGTTGATATCTTAGATGAAATTGACGATACCAAACAAATACTAGATGGATTATCAAATTTATATTATTCAATTCAAGGTCAGAAAATGAACCAAATAATGAAACTCTTAACAATAATAAGTAGCATATTTATCCCGTTAACATTTTTGGCAGGTATATATGGAATGAATTTTGAATACTTACCAGAATTAAAATGGAAATGGGGTTATTTTATATTTTGGGGAGTTATAATAACTATAGCAACATCATTAATAATTTTTTTTAAGAAAAAAGATTGGCTTTAATATATAAAATAAAAAATATATTATGCCTAGATATCCCGAATATCAAATACATGACTTAGACACATATGGATATGGTAGAGTTATACAAACCATTGATGGTAAATTCTATGATGGATGGGGTAATAGTGTTATCTTTACTCTATTCGGAAAAGAAGTTTCTATTAATGTAGAAGGTGTGGGAGAAGATTCAACTGATGGCGGGAATGTAAATGTTACAAATAATACAAATAATACAGATTTATTTAAAGAGTTACAAGATCAAATAGATAATCTTAAAAATCAATTAAATGTTCAAAACACAACTATAGGAAACCAGAATACGGTACCAACCGGAACAATTATTATGTGGGGTGGATCAGAAGCTGGTATACCACCTGGGTGGAATTTATGTGATGGATCAACATTATACGCTGTGAGCGCTAAATTAAGAGATCAATTGATAAATCAGGGAAATCCTTTTGGTGAATATTTGGGAAATCCACTATTACCAGATCTAAGAGAAAGATTTGTAGTTGGTGCTGGAAAGGGAAATAATAATGGTGAAAATAACTCATCAGTAGTAGGAAATGCTTATATCGTTGGTGAGAAAGCTGGTTTAATAAATAATATGTTAACTCTTAAAAATATACCAGAACACGAACATAGATATTCTGGAATAATGCCTAATTATGGGACACAGGGTGGTGTTGATGATAATGATGACTGGGGTGATAGTGGAATAAGTGGATTAACTAGAGATTTTAGCACCGATCCATACACTAGATTCACATCAAAGGATCCATATGGGACAGACATAACAGATGGTAAAAGTGGTATTTACACAGCTGGTCCTAGTCCGGTGAAAGATGGTCCCGGATTTACAAAAAAGAATGTCAGTGGGACATTTGATTTCCACCCAGATGATCCAAAACCTATTGAAAACAGACCTCCATATTTTGCACTTTGTTATATTATAAAGTTATAAAAATGAAAAAGAGGAGTAGCGAATTCCTCTTTTTCTATTAGCATAACTAACACCGGTCCTAAAGATGGGACTTACGTCCGCCGGTTATATTTTATATATTAAAAAATTATCCTTATGTTTGCTATTATGAAAAGATTATTCTTAGATGATTGGAGAATCCCCAGAGATTGTGCTACCTATATGTGGCAACGAAAAGTTAATTGTACAATTTTTCACGAAGAATGGGATATAGTCCGTTCATATAGACAATTTATTAACTGGATTGAAACTAATGGTATTCCCAATTTAGTATCATTTGATTATGACTTAGCA